GAACGAGCTGAAAAGGAAGCAGATTGATCAAAATCAATCCATTCCTCTGTATGACCGTGAGTGTAGATGGGAGGTTTTCTGCTTTCAGAAAAAAATCTGAGAAGCATAGACCAACCATCGATGATCTGTTCCACAGACGGAGACTTAACGTCACGAATATAATATTGCATCTTTTGAAGATGCTTATTAAATCTGCGACGAAAAGTACTTGTGCCAGCAGTTGCCATGCGTAAGCTAGGATATCTTTTTTTGGAGATATCCTCGCCCGGGATGGGACCATAAATGGCCTCCAATCGAGTTACGATGTAATCGTAAACAGCATAGCAACGTTTATCCCAGAAGGAATTAGCATAGCTAATCCAACTAGTATAAACGCTCGGGCAGGGTGATTCCTTCCAAACCGTCCTGAAACGGACCGGAGTGACATTGATGCCTTTGAAAGCATCCATGCCACAGGATTCTCGAAAGAATCCTTGGATACAACTCTTGTCATGGTTTATTTTTAAACCAAATGACTCGAGAATGTTCATTGCGCTCTCCGCGAAAGCGGTTGGTACAATGACGTCATCACCGTATACTAGGATACGATCTCTCGTATCCGCGTTAGGAGCTCCTGCAGTGAGAAGGGCCCATATAGTAAGCGCCATGATAGGAAAGCATAATGCTGACCCCATGGGAGCAAACTTAATGAGCTTTAGAACTTCTCCTGAAGGAAGCTTTGTAGACGTACTTCTGCAAGCGTCCAGATACGCAAAAACGTGGTCTGGAAACAGCAGGCGAACAAGATCAAGATGAACGCGATCGCTAGCCTCTTTCAAGTCTAGCGTAACGTACCTACCGTTTGAAGACCCGAATAGGGCCCCAATGCGATTAGGAACTTGATCTGTGAAGAACACATTACCTCGGGTGAGGTCATGTGACTCCACGAGCCCATAAATGGCCGCGCGTAAACCTCCCTGAATCCATTGAAAATCAACGGGTTCACAAGAGATCAAACGCGGCCCGCGAGAATCTTTCGGAACAAGTATTACTTGTGCTGAGAGATCCTTACCTGTCACATCCGAAAAGGATGGATAGGAATCACAGACATGACCCGATGACGCGCAAAAATACGCGTCAAAGGGGTAGTGACTTGTGATCCGATCTGAGACATTGGTCCAGAGGTATTTCTCAGAGAGCTTTTGCTTGGTAGCAACTGCTCCTGGTCCATGCCGTGGTTCAATATCTAAAGGATCGAAATGCGAGAATAGTTGGTTTAAGACTATTCTGGCTTCGCGAACAACAGCCCAAAGAGGATCTTCAGGAGGAAGAGTAGGATCAGTCGGACAATACGTCTTACTGATCTTTCTTTCTTCTCCTTTGATTCTCCGACGGCTGCTGATAGTACACATCCCACGATGCAATGAAGCAAAGAAGGGTGTATAATTATGCAAATCGAGTTCAGCTTGTTTAAAAGCTGCCAAGACTTGCTGTTCTTGTACATCATTGTAAGGTAGCTCATATTTCCCAAAAGGAAACAGCAGTAACCTCACAATCTTAACGCATTCAGCGTCGGGATCAAGAAGGACATGACCGTCTGAACGGAAGATACGAACTAAGAAC